GTCCCTCCGGCACCAGGGTAGGTTAATGTACCATCAGAACCAGAGGTTGTATATAGATATTTTTCAAAACCATCAAATCCGGTTTTAACTTTATTTCTACTTTCAACATGTTTTTGTAATTCTAATGATGATGTTACTGACCCTGCAGTATATGATAAACTGCTTGATACAAAATTTATTTTAGTATTATAAAATTCAATTAATTCAACTTTATATAAAAAGTTTTTTACTCTTTCTTCTGCTGATGAGTATTTTACAAAATTAGGCCATGCATATGTTGAACTACTTTCATATTGAATATTTAAATTCTCTAATGAAAATTCACTTGAACTTACATATGAGTTAATTAAATCAGTAGATGTATTAGAACCACTTGAAATTAAATCATCTAATATTTGATACCCAATTTCATCACCAATTGTTACATTAAAATTTGGTTTTAATGGAGTACATTCACTTTTTAATTCATCAATAATAGTAACTTGTTCTATTATAGGAATTGATTGAATTTTAGATATCCATAATTGTTGGTTAGGTTGTATCTCACGAGGTAGTGGTTCGTATAATTTTAAAACTAAAGATTTTTGTTCTTTAGTTTTTGTACGAGTTCCCGTTTCTGTGTTAGTCGTATATTCAGAAAAAGTTTCAGTATCAACTCCCCAAGTTGCAATTAATTTATTATCACCATCACCTAAATGTATATAGTGAGTTAAAAATTTAGAAATTTCTTCTTCTAATATTTTTTGGTCTAAATTAATTTCAAACGCACTTCTAATATCCGCAATTACACTACCTCTTCGTAATTTTAAATCTCCCTTATCAAATAAAATTGAAATTCTTTCAATCTTACCTTTGGTTAATTCATCGCCTTCCGCATTAAATGGAACTAATAAAATTTCAAATTGAACTTTATCAGTATCTTCATTAAATTGGTTTTGTGCTTTCTTTAAAACCTCTTCTACATTTAATGTAATTAAACCCGCAGGAGATAGTTTACCAATTGCATATTGTTTATCATACTTTGAGACATACATCTCAACGTAGTTTGTATTAATTGATTGCCAACTAATATCAAAATCAACATTAAATCCTTTAAAATCCGCACCTTTAATATTTTGCGGATAATTAATATGTGTAATATCTGGTCCTGGTAAATAGTATTTATTAACTACATTAATTGTAATCTTTGTAGTTTGACCACTACCTGCTCTATCCGAACGAGGTTGTAGATAAATTACATAGTTACCAACTCCATTATAAAAATCGTTTTTAGATAAAACAAGTGAACCATTTGGAGATAGTGTACGTTGAGTAGAACCTAATGAATAGATAATCTCTGATGTATTAAAACTATTATATGGTATGTTTAAATTATTATCTCCTGCTATATTAAATTCAAAAGAAATACCCTCAGTTCTTAACGTAGGTGCATCGGCGGGTGGTATGTTATCATTTGACTTTTTAGATACCGAAACGTTAATTATTACATTATCAATTCCTGGCTCTAATTTAAAATCTAATCTATCATACTTAACACTATTTCCCTTTGTAATTACTTCATATACAACTGCGTGGGTTTGTGATGATAATCCGTTTGAAGTAAATTGAATATAATTACCACCACCTGAATTGGGTGAGAAATCAAATTCACTACGACCAGATGTAACATTTCCCGTTACACCATTTGATGCACGATATGATATCAAATCATTTTGATAAACATCGCCATTTATTTGTATTCTTGCAACTGCTTCAGGAGTTGGTTCAACTGAAATTGCAGTTGTTTTTAAATCAAATTTTAATGTTGTATTTAATACAGTATTTTCTTCGTTATTAGATTCTAATATATTTTGTTGAATCCAATTACCATCAATTAATTTTTCAATTATTAGTTGATAATAAGTAAAATATACTACACTTTCATATACTTTTGGTCTCTCTACTTGTTTTCTAATTACTGCATTTGGATTAGATGGGTCTTGTTCAAACGTATACCCAACTACATCATCAAACGGAATTTGTACAGGAGTTTGTTTTTTATTTTCTTTTTTTAAAGTATAAATTTTATAAACATCCGAAGATTCTAATCCAGATTTTTGTAAAGTTATCTGTTTGGGAGTAAGTAATTCCTTTTCATTAAATCGTAATTCAGTAGGTGTAGTTTTTACATTTTGAATAACCCCATCTACTAATACATTTCCATCTTGTGGATTAGATTGTATTCCAATTTCAATTACTAAATTTTGTGTATTATATACATTAGTTGGTGCGTATGTGCACGTACCATCATTATATTGTGCGGTTGAATCGTAATTTGTAGCTTTTGGGTCAGTACATCCAAATTTTGGTGATTGCGGATTTCCTCCACCACCTCCACCTCCGCCGTATGTTACTCCACCATACCCACCATAGCCCATACCATCTGGGTTGGTGTTCATTATGAAATCACTCTGTAATTGGTCGTTATTTGCTGCTGCTGACATTTATTATAATCCTAGTTTATATAAGTATGATTTTATCTATTACTTATAAAAAATTTTGTAATGATTGTGTATCGAATTGACCACCACCTCCGCCACCACCCATTGTGTTGCCGGTAAATCCACCACCTCCTCCTCCACCACTAGGTGTTACCGGTATGTATGGGCTTGGTTCACCATTACAAGGGCCAATTAAAGCAACCTGTATATATGGACCACTACTAATACTATTTTCAACAGCACATATTTCAACCGATTGTCCTGGTTGTAATGAATCTAAAGAAACCTGGTTACCGCTTGAATTTTTATAAAACACCGGAACTGATACTCCACCATGATTATAATTATTGTTGTAATCATATCCATTATATCCATTGTATCCATAACCATTATATCCATTGTATGAGTCATATCCATTATATCCGTATGGATTATATGTGTAATATGAACCATTATAAACTCTATATAATGCAGTTTTTAGAACTTCTCTGATTTTTGGTACTTCTCTTACATCACCACTAAATGACTCGATTGTTTGGTATGTAATTGTCAATGAATCATATTCTCTACCAAATACATCAGTATTTTTATTACCATTTGCATCTGTAAATAATATACCACCGTCAGATGACCAAACATAGAATGTTTTAGTAGTTGTTGGTGGTTTAGGTGGGTCTCCGGCTTTGGTTTCATATTTACATGAACCATCATCTACAACTGCAAATTTATTATAATTTAAAGCAGTTGAATCCATACAACCTTTAATCTTTTCAATTGGAGTTGAATCTATTGGTGGGTTATATTGACATGAACCATCTGATTCAGTTGCTAATGGATTGTAATTCTTAGCATTTCTATCAGTACATCCTCTAACTACTCCTTGTTTATTACCAATACCACTAGCCTCATTTGTATTAGAACTAATTATTGATTTTAAAATCTCTTTAGTTGCATCTAATGTAATTTGCTCTTCTTTTGTTAATATATTATCTTCTTGTATATCTTGTTTAGGTAAGTAAAAACTTATAATTTGAATAAGGGAACTGATTACAAATTCTTTTATTTTAACTATTGATAATTCTATTGGTTTTGCAGTAGGGAGTGGTTTACCATAATTAAGAGATGTTATATTAGTATCTCTATTACCAACAAAATGTTTAGTAGTTTCAATTAATTTTTCTCTAATTGTATTTATAAAGTTTTCCCAATTTTGAATTTTAAATTCTGTTTGAATTAACTTTATATACTGTTCACCCTCAGCAATAGTTCCCTTTTGCATTAAGAATGATTTTAAAATATTTTCTACTTTTAATGATTGTATAAATGGTTCTACAAAATAAATTGTATCATCTTTAAATTGACCATCTTTTAATAAAATATTTAATCTGATATCTAAATCTTCAATTGTATTTTCATTGATATCTTTTAATGGTAAAACTCTAATTTCCGTACGAGATGGTGATATTTCATGAATCCATAATTTATCTTTATCAACTGTTTCAGAACCAACTCTTCTATTTAATAGGGTTGTTTGAGTTTTAAATATACCATTAGAATATCCAGCATCTCTTACTAATTTTTCAGTATCAATAATATATTCTCTAGCACCATTTGTTTTTACATTAGATTTATTTTCACTAAAAATAAAATATTTTGTAATATTTGCATCATCTAAAAAAATATATCTAACTAAATCCCCGCTATCACCTTGTGGTAATAAATTATCACTAGAATCATACAACATAAATTCAATAGTATCGGCATCACCCATCCCAAAGTAAGATTTAGCAACTTCTTTTTCAAAAATTGCTCTATCTTTACTATCAACTTTGTAGCCTTTTTTATCTACTATTTCTTTGAATTGATTTATTGCCATGCTAGTATTTTTCTTTTACTCATTTGTTTATTATAAACATAATAACAATATTGTTTACCAACCTTATGAATTATTTTTCCTATCCAATTATCGTTAGGTAAAATTCCAACTTCGTATGCCATATGTTCTGTCCACGGCTTTACCATTGTATAAATCCATTTTGTATATTGTGGTTTTGCTTTCATAAAATTAACCACATTCTTAGCCCACATCATATAACCTAAAACTAATGATGGGTCTTTCTTATACATCATTTCACCATATAATTCATCCGCGTTCCAAATGTGTTGAGGTAAGAATCCTTGTTTATAAAGTTCGTTACAAATAATTTTTTTCTTTTTAGTATTAGCAAGTTGTGTTTGGGTTGCTGTTGCATTTGCTGCTGCAGCAGATGCTTGAGCCTGTGATGCTGTTATTTGAGCAGATGCTAATAATTGCTGAGCATTTGTAACTTGATTTTGTAATTCTATTGCCCTTGCATTTGCAGCATCTAATTGTGCTGTTAAATTCTTTTGTAATTCATCAAAGGTTTGCTTTTCAGCTTGTAATCCTCTAAGTTGTGCTTCTAATGAAACTCTTTCAATACCTTCTTTAATACCTTTTGAAAGTGCGTTTTGAAAATCTTGTATCAAAGAAACATATTTATTATTTGTAATTTGAGATTCGTTTTCTGCAGATGCTCTTAATAATCTTTCTACATCTATTTGAGTAGCAAGTGCATCATTTGCAGTATTTAAAGTTTCAATCTCAGCAAGGGCATCACTTAATTGTTTACTTAAATCAGTATTTTTTCCTAATGATTGATTATATATTGTTTCTAATCTATCGTATGTTTTTTGAGGAACAACTTTTGGTTGCGGTTTAGCCGGTGCTGCTATTAATTCATCAACAACTACATTAACTGCTTTTTTTAATTGTTCTTCATTATATTTCGGTCTTTCAACATATCCAGAAGTTTCACCATCAAAATCTTCAGCAGTAGGTTTGACATAAAAAGTATGATTACCTTGCTCATTTTGAGAGGTAATCACAGCAGAACCACTTGATATTAATTCTGAAACTCTAAATTCGTTTTGTAATGACATATATTATTTCTCTATTATAAACGTTAAATCTTTATCTGAAAAATATTCAATTACACCACTTCTATCTATTTTTATTTCAATGTAATAACTTCTATTAGTTTCCCAATTTGTTAAATTTAATTTGAAATAATTTCCATTACTATTACAACTTACTTTTGTATAATCACTAAATGGAACAATAATCTCATCAGTAATAACGTCTTTAATTTGATAATACGTTGTAGATGGTAAGTATTTTATATCATTATATGCAAATGTATTTTGATACCATTTAAGTGGATATTTTTCTCTTGCAAAAACTCCAATCTCTGGTGTACTTCCTACTTTATATTTTGTTTTTAATTTTTTAAATGTTACATGAATATCATCAGAAGTCAATTGAGTTAACGAACCCGTTACAAATGATTGGTCATTCCACCCTATTCTAACTTTTGGTTGATATATAGTATTTGTTTCTTTTGAGAAGAATTTTAATTGACCATAATCCTCATCATCTTTTTCAAATGCGGTTGAATGTTTTAATATCATACCTTCATTTGGTAAAGAACCAGATATCCACGAAGTAAACATAGATTTTACATTCATATTAATATCAGTACTTTGATAACTAAATGATTGAGATGCTGCAGAACCAGTATACCATACTCCACCCTTTCCATTATATGAACCGGTTACACTACCTGTAATATACGATTCATTTGTAATCCAATCTACACCTACTTTTCTATGATTCCAAGTAACACCATCCGTTGATATATCATCAAAACGAGTTCCGATTCCCATATCCCAACTCTGTGTGACAGGATGTGCATATATTGTATAATCTATTGGTATTTCGTTTGCTTCACATTCTTTAAGAATTAATTCTGCAGAACTCATAGTAACCGCACCACTAGCAAGAGATGCAGAAAAAGCAGTTGTTTCAAACTTTATTAAAGTATGGGCAACATCTTTTGAATTTCCATAATAAGTTTTAGAAATTTCTAATATTTCATCTAAACCAGTATTTTGATTTGGTTGTTGTAAATATATTGATGCATCTTTTGATGCTGTTAAAAAAGTATACATTAAACAACCCTCCCTTTAATATCTTTTGCTGGAAACTTAACTTCAAATATTGATGGGTCTAATGATGGGTACACCATTTTACCTTTTGTTGCTTCTGCAATGTTATATGAATTATTTGAATATTGACCTAAACATTTATTTACTATTTCACATTTTGGAACTGATTGAACCCCCTCTATTCCTGCAATTAATAATTCTAATTCACTTAGGTTAATTGCCATATTAAATGTCCAATTATCTATATTAAAGTAATTTGTAATTTCATCAATACATCTTACTAATACTTCTCTTTTATTATATCCACTATAAGTTCTAATTTCAAAATCAACACCAATGTTTATAATAAACCCATCCAATAAATTTACACCATCTGTTAACAAACGATATTCATTTAAATAAGTTTTAAGATTTTCTTTTAATGCCTGATTTGTTCCAATTTGTACTAAATTTTTATTAGAATCATATCCTAAAATATATAAGTTAATTGCAAATGGATTATTCTTTTCATTAGTATTATTTTTCTTTCCTACTAAAAATTTGTTAACCGCATCTTTAATTTCCATTTCACTCTTACCTTGTAAACTTGTTACAATACCTGTAAATTCACTTAGGGTATCAGGGTTTGCAAGAATAGATGATGGTGAGTTGTTATCCAATTCTCCATCAGGTGCACAATACGCTTTAGCAATACCACCATACTTTGCAGGAAGTGATAGGGCTCTTACTTGATAATCTTTACGAGTTACTGCTCGGTTTTGAGAACCAAATGTTGCCAGGGCGTTTTCTCTGATTTCATCAATAGTTTCTGCACCTCTTGCACCAGTTGCTGCCGTTTCATTTTCAACTGCGATTGAACCTTTAGCTACTTTGTATGCTGCCAACTCATCTCCACTAAGCGAAATTGTATCTTCATCAAATGATACGTTTGTTATTCTATTTAATTCACCTTTTGGTGTATTTGCCGAAATTCCACCACCTACTAAATACGAAACTGTAATAGTAGTGTTAGCAGGTGCCTGACCATAACTTCTTGTCTTCAAAAAGTTTGCAGGGTCAAATGATGCACCCAAACTATCTATTGATGAATTTAATCCCAATCCTACATTTTTGAAATTTGGTATAAGAGTTTCATCAGATGAAGTAGAATTACCACCTCCAAATACAAGTGTTGTAGTATTATCTGAATTTACTTTTGTTACAAATCTACGAGAAGTTTTTATTAACTTTAAAATATTTGGGACTGAATCTTTAAATTGAACTAAATCCTTATCAGTTTGATTTGATACAGGATAATCAACAAATACCATCTCTTGTGCAAGATATGGAACTTCGTACCACTTATTTCCATTAGAATCTCTTACATCATATATTTGAATTACATTTGTTTCTGCTAAATCTATTTTTGAAAATTCTTGTGCAGTTCCAAATGTAATATCTATTGTTTTTAATTCTGCAGATATTGCATTAACATACTTTTTAACCAAATAAAAGGTTGGTTCGTTATCAGTATCTTTTCTATATATTGTAATCTCTCTCTCATCATCAACACTAAAATCTAATAATTCAGTTGTTCTAAACAATGTTCCGGTTGTATTTGCTTCTACTACCATTCCCTCTTTAATTCTAAGAAAATAATCAGAATCAGGTCTATTATTTACACCTCTACCGGTTGCAGGAACTAATTGATAAACTGATAATCTTACTAACGCAGGTGATGTTACTTTTGGTTTATATCCTAAATATTGTGCAAGTGCTATAACATTTTCTTTATCCTCTGCATATAACATTAAGGATTCTTTTAACGTATCATCTATATAATATCCCAAAACATCACCAATATACGATGCCATTTCTATGAACATCATACCCGGTGAGGTTTCATTAAAATCAGAATATGTTTGTGGGAAATAAGTTTTTGCGTACTCAATTAAGTTTTGACGCAAACCGGCAAAATCTTTATTAAGATATTTTATATCTCTACCTTGATTACTTTTTCTTGTTATACTATTTAATGCCATTATTATTATCCCCTAACTGTAAAAGTTATTTCTTGTGTTTCAATTGTATTTCCGACCGTAAACTGAATTGTCATATGTGCTGTGTGGTTATCCTTCATAGCATCAGTCATTTCTACATCAATTTGTTCAATATTAATATATGGTAACCAATAACTGACAGTTTGTGTAATTACATCTTGTAATTGTGATTCAAACGTATCATCCATTGGTTCAAACAAAAGTGATTGTAATCCCGTACCAAACTCTGGTTGCATTACTCTTTCACCTTTTGCTGTTAATAGTAAATTTTTTAAATTTGCTTTTGCTTGTTCGAAAGATGTAAAGGCTTGTGCAAAATAACCAGTATTACCCTTTTTAATAGGTAAAGTTATTCCATACGCGTAAGAATCATATTCTTTCGTATCCTTTACAATTTTACTACCAAGTACATAAGCCATATTATTTCTTAAACCTCTTAACTAATTCCGAATTATCTCTATTTAAAATTCTGTCTAATCCTGCTAATCCAGTCGTAACCCCCAATCCACCTTTTTTAACACCACTTCCTCCCATATCACCATATCCCATCTTAGAAGCCATTTGACTCCTCATTGTCTCAATCCCACCTTGTGCTCCACCCCCATATGATATTGTTTCATCTATATCAGGTTCGGCATCCATATAATTTGGAATGTGTGAATTTGAGTAACCTTCATTTATCGGTTGTTCCATTTGGTAATTATCTAAAATAGATGAACCACCTCCCACTTGCCCTGCACTTCTTTGTGCAGCAGTAAATGGTTTTGTTTGATTTAATATTTCATTTATAGTTGAATTTCTACTCAATTGTTTTGTTGGTTGAACTTGTCGTACTTCTTCTTTAATAGAAGTAGGAGTTGTTCTATCTTTTTCTAATAATAGAGTTGCCAATTCAAATGGGTCAACTTCTTCCAAAATATCCTTTTTAGGTTTTAGAGCAGAAGTTTCGTTCAATAACTTACTGACTTCCTCTTTAATCATTTTAGGAAGCTGTTTTTTAATTTCCTGTTCTACAACTAATTTTATTAGTTGTGCTAATTTTTTAGAATCCATTTTCAAAATATTTGTTAACTTAGTATAAATATATGTTTTGAGTATTTTGCATTTTTATAAAGGAGTTTAACCTAAATTATCTTATGCTTTATTATTTTTTTGAGATTGTACTGCAGCTTTACCATTTTCATTCAGTCTCCACATAGCAATAGTTGTATTATCAACATGATTGGATTGAATTACATTTTGAGAAAAATCGCTAACCCATTTCCATCCTGTCCAAACTTGAATATGACCATATGGTTTATCATCTAAGTAACCCATAACAACTATATCACCAACTTGCCACATTGCAGGATTTTTAGTGTAAACTGAATTTACTCTAACCTTATCGTTATAATAAACTTTACCACCAATGTTTACTGCAAAAGAGGAACGACCTCCACCGGTAGATGGGTCTTTGAATGAAAACCAATCGGCATTACCAGTTAACCTACCCAACCCACTTATACCAGTTAATGCAACTACAACCGATTGCGTACCTTGTGGACATAACCCATGTACACCTTTGATATAACCACTTCTTAAATTTCCATAATTAACTCTTGGATTTTTACCCAACTTAGGTGCCCATGCTCCTGCTATTTTTAATAACTCATCTAAATTTTTGTATCCACTCTTTAAATCCGTATCGGTTTCAAGTGGTTTAAGAATTCCTTGGTCATAAAGTGCTTGGTCAATTTTTTCTGCAGTAGAGTTATCTAATTGAGATACCCTTGCACTACCACCCTCTAAATCATTTTCCACATATGGGTCTTCAAAAATCTTTTTACTGATTTTTTTAACATCTGGGTTTATTATATCTTGTACCGCAGGGTCATTTTTATCCAAACCTGCTTTTGCCCAATCTATCTTATCATATAATGCTTTGTTATCATCGATTTGTTGATTCACATCAATCGGTGGATTTGGTGGTGTTGCCGTAGCAGGTGGGATGGTATAACCTACAAATGGAACTGCACCCGGTCCTGGTGTTAGTAAGGGTGGATATAATGATGTAGTTAAAAACATTCCCTGAATTGTGGGCAGATGAGTTTGAATTGATGCAATCAATTGGTCTAAAAATACTGAAGAATCATCTGTTGGTTTTGCCATTTTATTTAACTATACTATAATTTTATTTTGTATCCATACAATTTGGTGGAATTACAAAACCAGAAATAGTTGATACTCTTGGAGTTTTTACAAAACATCCACACCCATTTCTATTGAATCCCCCACCGCCAGTATTTCCTTCTATTGTAGTTATTTTACCATCTTTTGATATTGCTGCTACAACTCCAATATGATGTTCTTTACCTTCCGGTCCATACAAAGCAGCTGCTCCTATTTTTGGAGTTTTACTATATGTACCATTTTTTTTACCCCAACTAGCCCAATTCTTACACGATGCAGCACCAGGAGGTGTTTTTAACCCCGCAGACTTCCACCAAGCAGTTACTGCAGATGCACACCAATAATATCCCTCACCTGTTGCTCGGACCTGTCCTTGATTATCTAAACCCGCCAATTGAACCATTATATCAATACGGCCAGGTTTACCCGGCGGGGTTTCTCCTCCCGATTGGTTTCCACCATAATTCAATCCAGCCCCACCATTTGCTTTAGTACCGGTTTCTAAAATACCAACATCCTTTTTAGCAAATTCAACCACCTTTAATCCAATAGGACACGAAGTATCAACATTACCATCAATTTTAACAGGAGTTGAATTTATAGGTTCGTTTGATTCTACCGAACTTGCTTGTTTTGTATCAATTTCTTTTTGTGTTTTTTCAATATATTCTCTAGCACCATCACGTTGTTCTTCCGTTGCGTTTGGATGATTCAATGTTTCGGTTGCTTTTCTAACTTCTTCTTTTTTTACTGCAATATCTTCATCTGATAATGCATAACTATCTTCAAATACTTTTCCAGCAGGTGCAGTAGCGGTATCCGTTGGTTTTATTAATACAGGTTCTAAACTTTGTATATCAGTTGGTTGCCAAGTTCCAGGATTTGTAATCATACTACTAACTGTTGCAATATTCACAACCGCACCCGGTGATGGTATAATTGGAGGTGGGACTTGACTCATTGTAGCACCTGTCCAATATGCAATAAATGCAGGACCCATATTTGTTATGATGGGATGTTCACCTGATGGTTGTTGTAATGCAGTTGCAAGAATTCCATTTAAGGTTGCCTCCATTAATTCAGTATTACCTTTTGAAACTGTAATACTATTGACAGAATCAAATCCACGTTTGACTGCCATATCATATTCTAATGTGAGTTTTTTTGCAAAATCACCATAGGAACTAATTCCTTCTTGGTTTTGCATATAACTCAACATATTTTGTTTGAATGTTTCTAATGACATTTTATTCCGTATAGTTTAAAGTTGATTTGAATTTTTCCAATCTACCTTTAATATCGTTAAATGTACCCCTATTTTCAGGACCAGTTGCAGTTGGGCCAGATGGTGTTTTAAATACCTGTGCATTAATAGCATCAATAAGTTCTTCTAATAATCCTTGTAAAGTTTGACCTCTTACTAATGGTTCAGCATCGCTTTCGGTATTAAGATATATTTGTCCTTTACCACCTAAGATGTAAGTATTGTTATCATTTGTAGTAACCCTAACATCACCATTAAAATCTAAATCTGCTCCAGCTTTACCATTATCAATTGACATTTTACCATCTGATATAAATCCCCAATTTCCTTTTGAATAGAAAATCATTTCTTTGGATTTAGCAGATAATATAATTCTTTCAGAGTTTAGTAATAATTGGTCATTACCCTTTAATTCAGCTGGATATGACTCAAAATGGGTTGGTTTCGTTTCAAAATTTGAAGAACCCCCATCATCTATAATACCTGGTTGGAAATTTAATTTATAATCACCAGATGTAATTGCAATAGTTGTACCATCTTTATTTACATCTTCTTCTGTCAATTCACCCTTTTTAAGTTTACTAAGTGATTCACTATTTTGTCTATTTCTTAAAATAATCGTAGGTGCAAATTTTCTATCTTCACCATCTCCATTATTGTATCCACTAAAACGAATTGATTGTCCAAAACGAGATTGTATTATTTTATCACCTTCATATAACTTTAAAGGATTTACTTGTTGTTCTTTAAAGTATTTCCCAATTTCAGTTTTTCTATCATCAGTTCCACCCCCACCCGCCGGAGTACCTGTAGCATTTGCAGTACTTAATTCACCTACATTAGAACCTCCTGCTGGTTGTGTTTGTGGATATGTTTTTACATCAATATTTGTTCTAGCATTACCTATATTAATATTTCCGGTAATAGTTCTTTTATAATGTAATCTGCCCGCAACATCTATAAGTTGGACAGTTTCACCAACTAATGGAATACCCTCTTCAGGATTAAATGGTGGATATGCTTTATTTTTTTTAGTAGATGATGTTGCATCTCCCAATGGTCTTATAGCTGCAAATCCAATATTAGATGTATTCTTTTGTTCTACTTGACTAAAATCGTATTTAAGTAATAAATCACTTTTATCATCTAATATAATATCTACAACAATACCAGTTTCTTTACTGATATTATCAGAACCTGCCACGGAATCAGAATCAAATCCACTATTTGATATACCTAATCTAGTAGTTGCCATTACTTCTTAATTTTTTGTTTTATCTCTTCTACTTCGTTTGTTAACTCATCAACTTTAGCATCTTGTTCATCTTTTACTTCTAACACAGTTATTTCAATTTCTTTTAATAATTGTTCTTTCTCCGCATCAGATAAAAACCCAACATCTCCTTCAGATTTTGAATTTGCACTAATTATTCTTTGTGCGATTGCTGCAAGTTTTATTAGGGAATCATCATTCCTAACCGATACATCGACTAGGTCTTTTATGATTGGCCCAATAACTGCCATATCACCCGCGTGACGAATAATATTTTTCATTTCTGCTATTAATTCAGAAATTCTTTTTCTTTTGTTTTGTTGGTTATCATAGATGTCTTTAAACAATCCACTTAAATCCTTACCAGGAAATAATTCAAAATTTATACTCATAATTTTTTAATTAAGTTCATTATATAAATATAAGGAATAAAAAAACCCCATTTTAGTGGGGTTTTTCTTAATTATGATTTCTTTTTATAATTTCCTTTTTTCTGCTGTTCTGATATTGTCTTTTTAGCAATTTTATTTCGGTTCTTATCTTTTATTTCTTTTTTTGTTTGTGCCATTGCTTTATTCCTTTTCCAATTTGTTTATAATAATTTTTATTTTAGGGGTATATCCTTTAGGTAATTTATTGATAATTCCTTTAAACGATTTAATTTTATGGTCGTAATAGTTTACCTCTAATATATTTTCGGTTAAGTTCATTATAGTTTGAGATGATGTCCACATTTTAGGAGTATCTTTTCTCATATTCAATACACTATCTTTTTTAAAGAATTGTTTTCTTAACGCAGTACCTACCTGTTTCCAATTTGTAATTTTATCAATTATCTTTTCAGCACTTAATTTTCTCATTTTAGAACTTAAATATTTCTTACCATCTGAATATCCTGCACCAACATAAACATGTCCGTGATTTGTTCTAACAACAGGATTTTTAGTATTTTGTAATTCTAATTGAGGTTTAAGGTTTGGTATGTTTTCAACACTCACCATTTGTTTAGGAGTAGAAATAAACGTATGACCACTTAATCCTTTGTTTTTATTGCCTTTCCAAACTATTGTTGCTTTAATTGCTTCTTTAAGAGTTTTCTTTGAGAATATACTTCTCATCTTTGCACCATCCTCACCATACCCTCTCATATTCTGAACCAACTTTCCTTCTGCCTCATCATATCCAACTAAAAGTGCTGAATTGACTACTCCTAATCCGTATTCGTTCATACCTTCACTCCAATCAGTTACCTCATCGTGTAAATACGCAACTTCAACTCCATCAATTAATTCGTGGATTACTTCTAATTTAGGATGATATCCTCTATCGCGATTCTTTGCTAAAATAAATTTATCATCTATTTCTTTAGAAACTATAATACATTCTTGTATAATATTCATTTTAGGTGTTCGTATGAGTTGGTTACAAATCTCTACAATAAATATAGTTATAAATAAAAAAAGGAGATAAACTCCTTTCTTATTAATTGTATTTTATTTTATTTTTTTCTTAACGATGTAGTTGTTAAGAACTAACGTATCCATATCACAATCTAAAAATGTATCTATTGCATCTTTAGGGGTGTTTACAATGGTCTTATCTTTAACGTTGAATGATGTATTCAAAACTATTGGATACCCATTATCCTCTTCTAATTGTCTAAGCAAGGAATATACTCTGCGATGTTGTTTAAAGTTTAAGGTTTGTATTCTTGCAGAACCATCTATATGAGTAATAGCAGGTAAATTTTTTATATGTTCTTCTTTTACTTGAACTACCTGATTCATATAAGGAACTAATGGTTTGTAATCAAAGTATTTTAATCTATCTTCTTCTTTTACAATTGGCGCAAAGGGTCTAAATCCTTCTCTTTTCTTAATTACCTTATTTACCCTTGCTTTCATTTGAGGGTCTCGCGGGTTAGCAAATATAGAACGATTACCGAGTGCTCTTGAACCAAATTCCATTCTACCCTCGTACCAACCGATAACATTACCATTTGTAATTTCTCTAGAAATAGTTGTAACAATCTCCGAATGGTTTTTAAATTCATACCATACTTCATTTTCATAGTTTTTTAATTCAGTTTCAATTTCATCATTAGTATTAAACGTACCTAAATAGGG